AATGGTGCGCAAGAACCCTGCTGGTGGATTTACTGTTTACATTCAAGTCAAACAATGAAACAGCTCAAAATCAACGAAGCCATTACGTTCATAGCCATCTGCGTCTTAAGCAGCGTGGTAATGTGTGTTGTTATATCGCTGATGATTGGACTGTTTGTCACCAGAATTGATAACAACGAAATTTTCAAGGTCATTGACCCTGCGTTCCAGACTGTTATTGGTGCATTAGTCGGCATCGTCTGTGGCAGAATGTCAGTTAGAGCTGCCGAAGAGCCGAAAGAACCAAAACCATGAGCGATCACAAAGGACTGCTAGGTACATCTGTTACAGCAATATCAGCCCTTACTTCAATTTTACCAGTAGTCAATTTGCTTGTGCAAATCGGTGCTGGTATAATGGCAATAGTCGTGGGTTTCTATACTGCGCGCTATTACAGAAACAAGTACAACCAAGATAAAGGAAATAAATAATATGTTTAACTGGCTGAATGCAAATACATTGCAAGGTGTTCTTCGGACACTTCTTGCGTTTGTTGGTGGTTTGTTGGTTGCTAAAGGTAAAATTACGCAGGATCAAGTTGCGTCGATTACTGCACAGTTAACTGACCCGCAGTTCTTAGGTGCGGGAATTGCAGCAATTACTGCAATCTGGTCTGTGATACATAAACAATCTACTGCTGCTGCAAAGTAATATGTTAACCATAATCGGTAGCATTATCAAACTCACCCTGTTATTGCTACCGGTTCTGCTAGCGGCAATCGCTGCGCGTAATACACCTAAAGCACTTGAAAAGAAAGCAAATGATGAAATTGACGCTGCAATCGTTAACGGTGACACTGATGCTATTAACGTGCTTTTGCATCACAAGTTGCAGAACCGCAGTAGTAGTGATACCGGCGGACAGGGAAGTAAAATTTGACGGAACTAATTACATTGTTCCGAAAGCAGTAATGCTGGATTTGTTGCATAAGTTGAATGCGATAACTAATAATTAATGTTGGCTGAAAATTTAGGTCTTTGTTTGTTTCTCCCTGAGTGAGTAAGCCAACTCTTAGATGAACGTAATACATGAATTTAATCACCCGATGTGGGTTAAGACTCCGCTGGGTGATGGGTTAGCGGTGATGGTTATTGACTACGGGATACACTTGAATAGCTGTTGGGTAGTTGCGTTAGAGAGTCAAGAATGGCAGATAAAACATTTTGACTCAAACGATATTAAGTTAAACCGAAACGATACTTGGAAGATCCAATAACAATAGAAGAATATGCCTGATACTAATTATCCGCCGTTTGAATCTGGTGCGTTGGCAATACCCAGACAGTTAAATCGTTGGCTAGATAAAAATCCGCAAGGCGGACCGTTACGTCGTGTTGATACGTATATTACTTTGCCAGTGTTTAGTGTAGCTGATACATGGATTGGTTATTCAGATATTGTTACGTCGTTTAATTTTGAGTGTGCGTATAATTTTTCGCTGACGTTAAACTATACCGTACCAACAAATCCTAACTATGTATTGTGTGTTAGTTATCGTGTGGGTAATATTGTAACGCGGTATATGCTTTGGGATGCTACAGGTTCAGAAATGAATCGTGATATTCCGATGTATACTGGACAGCCGATAAAGAAAAACTTTCGTTTTGAAGTGTGGAATACTTCACAAGGTGCGGCGAGTCAAGCAACTGAGTTTAAGTTTTATACTAGTAAACTTGGGTCAATAGATTATCGGTTTGGCGCGGACTATGCGTTGGCAGCTGACGATGGACAAGTGACTAATTTTAATGCAACAGTTGCAGTTGCAGGTTCTATTGTTGTTTCTGGAGCAGGTGAACCGCTAGTAAACGGTACGTATGCGCCTAGAATTACTAATCAATGGCTTAGTCCTACAGAAGAATTTATTTTAATTAGAACATTAGTAGGATCATTTAATCCATCGCGATATATTTATACTATTCGAGTTTACGTTGGCAATCGTACTTTATACACTGTAACACCTGCAACAGCGTTGCCGATTGATTCTTTAACTTGGGCAATATCCACATACGGAACATCTCCTGCGCCCACAACTAGTCAACCAGCGGCAGCTAGTTTTAACGTACCTGTAACATTTCAATCTAACGCAGTATCAACAACTAATTAATTATTATGGCAGCATCTACTACTGATTTTGTTCACGGAATTGACCCGACGGGTTTTACTTCTATTACCGGCGCACAACTGGCACAACTAGTTGACAGTGCTACGCCGTATACTGACAAGGGTTTGATTGTTACGACTATTGATGCGGCTGGTGTGCCAGTACCGCCTGACGCAACAAATACTATAAAATGGCAGAACTATCTTTGGCTTCGTCAGATGCCTATAACTAGCTCATTTGCTGTTTACGCATGGAACTCACTACAAACGTATAACATTATCTACTCAAACAGTTCGGGTCTTTTTGTTAATTCTAACTGGAACCCGATTGCTAGCGGTAACATTCCAGCAAATTCTATTACTGGCACACAGATTGCGCCGAATACTATTGACTACTCAAGGATTATTTCTGTTCAACAGAGTCAAGTATCTGGGCTTACTTCGGCATTGGCTGGCGTGCTTTCTATTACTACAACACCTGCTGCTGGTGATATTAGCGGTAGCTTTAGTGCTGGGTTGACGATTAACAATGCTGCTGTTACTAATGCAAAACTGAAATCAGATGCTACTAGCGGTTCTGCTGATGCTGCTGTTAAGACAGATAACATTGTAGACTTAAATGTTACATCTGCAAAAATTCTTGGCGGTAGCGATGGTCAGTTGCTTAAAACTACTGATGCTAACAATACCTCTGAATGGATTACACCGCCGTTAATTTATAGCAGTGCGTATATTTCTGTCACAAGCAATGCTAGCAAAGCTGTTTCGGTTAACGCTACTGGAACTGACTATGAAATGATTAACGCTTCAATGGCTGGTGGGATGTACAATATGTACGCTACTAACAACGCAACGGCAAAAAAGATTGACGTTAGCTTTAGCGCAGTAACTGTTGCTGCTGTAACTGGTGGCGGTACTCGGCAGATTTCGCTGACTACTACAACTGTTGATGGTAACACTTCTGGTGTTAATGGTTACGATGTAGCTGCTGTCACTGGCACAAACTGGTACTATCTGTGGGCAATTTATGACCCTAACTATGGTGCTGCTTGTTTGCTGTCGCTAAGCTCTACTGCGCCTACGCTGCCTTCTGGTTATATTTATAAAGCATTAATTGGTGCGTATTACTATAACACCACAGACTTTATTAAGTTTGTCCAGATTGATCGTGATATATACACTGCGCCGAGATATGCGTTAACGAATATAGGTGCGACAACAGCAGATACGTTGCAGTCTTTATCGCTTTCAGCTTACATTCCACCAGTTGCTCGCAGAGCAAGAGGACTAGCAGCAAATTCAAACTCTGGTAATAATATAACTAACGTAGTTACATCAGATGCGAATGGAATTGGTGCGTGTTGGGGCGGTGGCACTACTATTGGTGCGGGTATTACTATTGGTGGAACTAAAGTATATAACGCAGGGTTTTTTGATGTACCAATTATTACGGCACAAACAATTTACTGGACTGCGTTAACAACAGGTTTGTACAATTCTATAATTGTTACTGGTTATAAAATCTAACTCATTATGAGTGTTGGAACTATATTAAAACTAGCCTCCGCTAAAACGGGGTTGAATCCTGCTGACGATAGACAACGGCAGGTTCTCTTGCGCTTCCTTAATGAGGCGGCGCAGGAGTTGTATACGCAATGCGACATGGCTGGGTCACTAATGGAACAGACGTTTAAGTGTAATGGTGACCAGACTTTTGCGCTTCCTTCTTACGTCGGACCGATTCGTGCAGTGCGTGAGTACTCCTCATTTATTCCGTGGTCTTTGAACCAGATGCGCCCTCGGTATAACCAGTCTAACTGGAATGACTTCTGGCGTAACTGGCGACTCAAAGGCAAGCAGGCACTTATGTCTTCTATCTCGAACGCCTCAGTTGTAACTGTTGTGGTTCCTCAGGTAGATGCGACTAACATTACTGTGACTGTCACTGGCACAACCGCAAAGGCTTCGCTTATCTCGGAGACAATTACGGTTAATGCGTTGCAGGTTTCGGGTGTGCAAGATTTCACCGACATCATTGCAGTCACAAAGTCTGCGGTTACAGATTATGACGTGACGTTGCAAGATATTGATGGCAAAGTATTAACTGTTATTCCTAATAACGAACTTGCTGCAAGCTATCAGATTGTTGATGTCTCTACTTGTCCGTGGTTAAATAACAGCGGTAATCAATTAGATCATTGGGTTGAAGTGTTGTACAAGAAAGCATTGCCGTATTTGTCTAATGATGGTGATGAGTTTCCTGCTCAGGGTTATGACTTTATTGTTGCAAACAAAGTGTTACAAATCTGGTTCCAAGAACAGGGTAATGCACAAGAAGCACTTGCGTATGATCAGTTGACTACGCGTTCTATGGCTCGTAGACACGAAGAAGAAAACCGCGCTACTGAAGATGTGTTAGCACTGGTAGAAAATACTCACGATAATTTAAACCCGCGTATCCGTTCTCGCCGTCCTGCTCGTTATGGTGGTTACTCTACCACAACGCGGTATGGTGTGATGTAATAATATGAGCGAATATAACCAAACGTCATTCACTGGTGGTATGAATCTGTTGCTAGACGACACTCGTCTGCAACCGAATCAGTATCGTCTTGGGATTAATCTGCGTAATCGTTATGATACGCTGGATGAGATTCCTAACTCAATACTAGATCAGACATTGCCTGTTGGTATTATCCAAGAAGTGTTGACGTTTGGTAATTACGTTGTTGCATTTGTGTCTGGGTTTGCGTACTACCGATTAGTTACCGAACGTGCATGGACGCAAATAAACGGGTTCGCTATGAACAACGATGCGCGTAGATATTGGACAGCAGCAGTTCCGGTTGCAACGACAAACTATGGCAGAATCTCTGCTCAGGTTGCTATTGATGGCATAACTGATAAGCAGTCGCAAAGTAACGCTGCTGTATATCAGCTTAATAGTGCAGCTACAGCTGCGGCTGGTAATCTTCCTGGATTGCTTGTGCAGGATAATATCAATCAGCCAATGTTTATATTCATTGGCGCAAATGGATTAGTGCAAGCAAGAACTACTCAGACGTATGATCAGTGGACTGCTACGTATGACGCGACAACTGGTAACTTAACTGTTGACGAACGTGAGTATGTTCCGGTTGGTAATGTTATGGCTTTTGTAGATGGTGTTTTGTATATTACAGCGCAGGATGGAAATGTTATTTATCGTTCTGTTAGCGGAAGACCGTTGGATTTTATTGTTAACGTAGGTATTGATGGAGCTAAAGGCGGAGATGCGTTAACTACATCTTACTCGGTTGGCGTTGGTGGTATTAGTTGTTTGCGTGCAATGCCTGATGGTTCGTTGTTTGTTGCTGCGTCTAACTCAAACTTTATTGTACAGAAGAATATGACAATGAACGCTCCGACATTGTTCGGAGAGTATACGTTTATTCGTAAGTTCTTGTTTGAAGCTACGTGTTTAAATGATCGTTGTATTATTGATTCATTAGGTGACACGCGGTTTATTGATCTCACTGGTGTGCGTTCGTTTAACGCTATTCTGCAACTCCAGAACGAGGGTCGCAACTCTCCGTTTACGTCGATTATACAGGCGATGCTGAAAGGTATTGTGCAGGATGTTGCTGCTGCGGTGTTGTATGATAACTACGAGTTTTATGCGCTAAACACTGTTATTGGACCGGTGATTGCTGTGTATGATACACTGAACACTTGTTGGTCTTCGTTTGATACTACGCAGACGGGTGGTTCAAAAGTGAAAGCTTTTGCAAAAATAGAACTGGCAGAACGCGCATTGTTTGCGATTACCGAAGATAACAAGTTGTATCAGTTATACGCGGCGGATACGTTTGCAACTGCGACGTGTTTGACGCTTTCTGTTAGTGCGAACTTGTTAAACGCTAACCAGAACGTGAAGATGAACAACGCTAAGTCGGAGATTAAAGTCTCGGACTTTCGGTGTATTTTGAATCGTATTACGCAGGATAGTACTGTTTCGCTGACGCTGCTTGTTGATAACCGCGCGTCTGCTACAGGGACTGTGTTAAAGTCTATCACGTACGTTCCTCCTGTTACGCCGTATGTTAGCGATGTGATTCTGCTAGACGTGAACACTCAACTGACTAACCTTTACTGGATGCTAGCTAACACAGAGCAAGGTTGGAAGACGGCATTTATTATCCAATGGACAGGCGGTGGTTCTATCACGCAGTTCTCAACCACACTCTCTGACCTGAACCCGATGAACCCGTTGATGACGCAGTCAACTACAGTATGAGCGCAGCACAAGTGACACTAGGAACGCTAGTTGAATTTGTGTTGCAGAACCGGAAAGGTAATGCGTTTAAAGACTATCACGAGTCAACGATTGCTAGTGGGATAAAACGAGCTGCGGATGATGGGACTATGCTTTATGCTTGTGAGGATGATGGTTCTGTGGTTGGTGTGATAATAGCATTTGATGAACCGGAAACAAAGACAATGCACGTGCATGATTTTTTAGCGATTAAACCGTGGGTATTTAGATTATTCTTAACAACATTTAGACAACGCTGGTCAGAACACGAACTTACAGGATTACGCAGAGGAAAACTTATGAAGTATAACACAAACAAATTAGTTAGCAAAGTAGTTAAAGGAGGAATTTAATATGGGAGGAGCAAAACCACCATCTAATAATCCGAAGACTTCACTAGCTGGAGCGGCTGCACCTGCTAGCCAGTACGCGCCGAATACTTTACTAGCTGCGCAAAAGTATATGCCTAGTCAGTACTTTGGCAATAAACAAATTTCTGATCCTACGGCTATTTTGAACGCGTATACTCAGAATATGCCAGACTTTTTGCGTGCTATGCAGACCCAACCTATGCCTGCTGGGTTGCCTAAGAGTTTGCAACCGTTGAGTACTGCGCAGATTCCGCTGAGTAATCCTAAGAATCCTGCTAAAACTCTTTCGACAGATATGTGGCAAGCGTTTTCTGATGCAAAGAAAACTGGACAGCAGAAAGACAAAGCTTACGTAAACTCACTGGCACAACAATACGCCAATACGCGTAACAATATATAACCTAACACTAATATGGGTCAAGGACTATCAACACCTAAAGCAGAATCAATGGCTAGTGTACTAGAGTCTTACTCTAAGTACTTGCCAGGACTTATCAGTGCTACTGCGGCACAGCAGCCTAACATTGCTACGAATCAATTAAACGCTACGCTTGCAACGCAGCCGTTGTATAACGCGCTTAACTTGCAACAGGCGCAACAGTACGCAGAACCATTGGCTCGCGTAGGACAAGATGTGCAGCGGTCTAATGCACTTGCTGGTGGCGAAACTCAGCTAGCGCAGATGCGTAATACTGGCGTAGAGACTGGCAGAATGGCTGATCAAATCGCTCGCGCTGCTAATCCTAACTACTACAAAGTTCAAGACGCTGCGTCTCAACAGTCGAAAAACTTGCTCAATGCAATTAACCTCAATGGTCTTAGTGCGGGTGAGCAGAACGCTACCGAACGTGCAGTTAACCAAGCTAACCAGCAGGGCGGAAACTTGGGATTGAACAACGCCACTAACACTGTGTCGAACGCCATGAACTTTGGTGACCGCTACAATCAAAAGCTAGGTATGATGGGGCAGGCACTAGGCGCGGCGAATCAGACTGCGAACACCGCACAGAACACTGGGTTTAACCCTGTGAGCTTAGCACTGGGACAACCGAATGCTGGAACTATGTCTAACTTTGGTACGGGTACGTTTGCTAACACTAACGCCGGTACACAGAATTCGTCTGCGGGTAATGCGTTTAACTTCGGTCAGAGTTTGATGGGTAACATGAGTTCGATGAATAACGCTAACGTAGCTGCGCAATCTGCACAGGCTATTGCTGGCGGTCCTGCTAGTATGTTAAATGCTACACTAGGTAATCTATGATTAATGTTGTTGAACAGATGCTGCTAAAGATTCAAGCCGAACGCCCTGAAGCGTTTGAGTTCTTAGTATTATTTGGTCAACACTGCGCTGCGATTGATGATATTGTAGACGAAGAAAAAGATTCAGCACTGGTAAAACAATCTGTGTTGTACTCAACACGGATGTATAATTGCAACTACTGGCGTAAATGGGGACATACGCTAGTGTTGCTGGAGCGGGTGATAGTTAATTCATACTTTGACAGTGTGAAATGGGAGAAAGCAGAAGAAGAATGGAAGCGGCAAGTGGCAAAGGTTCATTCGCACGATGGGATGCTTATGACCTTTGCGGTGATACTGATAGAATACGGGGACGAAGCACTGGCAGAAGTCTCATTAGCTTGGAGAGAACAAGCATATGAGTTACACAAACATGATAAAATATGAAAACAAACATTGGACAGCATTATATCATTCGCGACAAGAAACACAACGGAGTACTTGTAGAAGCTGAACACATCGGCGCACGTAGAATGACAATAAAAACCGGCGAACACACAGGAGAAGTACTCATGGTTAATCAATACGAAGTACTTGAGAAGTGTGATCATAACGAAGCTGCTGGATTTTTAGCGATGGCATGGGCATGAAAGTTGTAACTCTAATCTCCGTTCCGAATGACGTTGCGTTTAACAACTGCACGTTAGTTCTCTCATCACTTCGCACGGGTTTTCCCACTGCGGATGTGGAAGTCTATATCAACTCTCCGGATTACTATGCTGCAATACGCGAGAAGATAACAGATGATAGTATTGAAGTGACAGCATTGGCAGAACCGATGCATCATGCAAAGTGGATTGAGCGGATGATTAACGAGAATGATGGCGAGCTGATAATTCTTGACGGCGATGTTATACTATGGAAAGAGTGGACGTATAAGTTTGACACGCTCCTTGCAGGTATGTTCGTGCCGTTTATGTATAATGAGTTCGCGCAGTGTATTTCATATCCTCGGTTGCATACAAGTTTTCTGTGCATTAAGAACTGCAAAGAGTTACGCGCAACAGTGGCAAAATGTTACAAGATGGCTACGGTATCTCCTGAGTACGCGCCGCTTAATCCTTATATGCCAGACGTTAAGTTTGTCAGCGGTGCGCCTAGTTTCTGGGACTCTTGTTCTGTTTTATATAACATCATCGGAGGCACACCATTTGTGGAAGAACACTTAGAGTGTTACGATCATCTTAACTCCGCGTCGTTCTTAGATATCATGGCAAATAATATGGAAAAAGGTTTTGGATTCCGTCAAGCACACGAAACAATCTCAAAGTATCCTCAGATGCTCAAAGGCACATGGAGGCACATTATTAACTACTACGCAGAAATGCAAGCAAAAGCCACAACTATACTTAACAAATGAAATTACGAAGTGTTTTAACAGATACGTTTAATAACATGACTGCTGAGCCTAAAGCAGGGGCAAGCGGTAGCACTAGCACTAGCAAAACTGCTGCGCCTAGTAGTTCAGATAGTAAGTTTTTGTCTTCGTTAGGTAAAGCCGCTGGTGATGCTGCTAGTCATACTCAGTTAGGTATGATGATTAATGGCGGTGGTGAGTTGCTAAAGATGTTTGATGGACTTAACGGTGGACCTGCTGTTAGTGATTCGCAGATGCAAGGTTTAAATGCTGGCTTTGGTCCGACAGCTGATGGTGCGTTGCCTAGTTCATTTTCTGCTGAAAACGCTGGACTACCTGACTGGAACAGTATGTCTTCACTTATGCCGTCAGCACCAGATAACTCAGCTAACATAGATAACGGTCAGGATCAAACTAATGAGTTGCTTAAACATAAAGGAACGCTTAACATGATGCTTCCTCAACTTGCCAAGTTAGCAATGGCATAACAATTAATTAATATATTTATATGGCTAATGCAGGAGATTTTTTTGCACAACTGGCAGGGGCAATCGGACGCGCGGCATACGGCGGTCCGAAACTAAATCCTAACTACGGTAAACCAACTGATGATATTACTATTGATGATGAAGGTAATTGGTATCAGAAAGGCAAAGCCGTATCTCAAGAAGATGCACAACTAGCTGATCCTAATCGTTATCGCACACCTGGGTTTGGAGAACGCTTTTGGTCACCTGATGTAGCCGCAACAGAAGAAGCAGGCAATCGCGCACAAGCTGAAGCACTTGCTAAGCAAGATATTGCGCGTACTGTTCAGCGTAATACGTTTGCTGGTTTAGGTGATTCTAATCGTAATAATGCTCTTGCTAACGCCGCATTACTTGTTGGTGGAACTAATGCACTAACTACTGGCGGCATAGACCCAAATGCTATTGCGCGTGGCGTAAGTAATTATGGTGGTAACATTGCTGGAACACAATCAGCTGGTGATATTGCAACAGCCACCGCTGGCAAAACAGATGCTGAAATTGCTCGTGATATTGCTGCTAAAACTGCTGCGCCTAAAGTCGCTGCTGCTGCTGATACAGCAACTAGGCTTGCTGACATTGCTGCCGGAGAAAGAAAATTAACTCCTCTTGAACTAGCAGGAAAAACACAAGCTACTATAAATGCACTCGGCACTGGTTCATCTACACCTACAGCTGATCCAAACTGGAATGTTTCATATAGCTTAGACGCTAATGGAAATGTTATTCGTAAGTTAGTACCTAGTGCTGGCATGAGTCTGAAAGATAGACTTTTGTATGGCGCGCTAGGAAAAAGTGTTGGCGGTCCGCGTATATTGCGTAACAAAAACACAGGTGAAACATTAGGCGATATAGTTGCTAGTGTTCCTGGCTTAACAGGTGTTGTTAACACAGTTACTAGACCCGCTGCTTATACTGCTGGTCTTGTTAACTCGCTTATGCCTGGCGGTGGTGCTGGCATATCTGACTTGTATCAAGCAAGATTAGCTGAAGGAATTACACCGAATGCAGAACGCAAAGCGCTAAGTCCAAGCGAAACTACAAAAGAACTCTTAGCTGAAGATCCTACATTGTTAACTGAGAAGGAACAGAAAATAGTAAAAACTGAGCAAGAAGGTAATAAATCATATCCTGCAATATCTATTGAGTCACTAGAAAAAGAACCGTTGCCATTACCATCAGGAGCAGGTGAGATATACTCTGAAAACGGAGAGATTAAATTCCGTCCGTACCGCTCAACAGAAGATACTATAGGAACAGATTATACGATAAGCGATAAAGATAAAGCATACGTAAAGAAAGTTATTGCACAACTTAAAAAAGAAGACGTTGCTCGTAAGGCAGTTGCTAATCCCCAATAAATTATATGCCACTTACACAAGAAGAAATTGAATACATTAAATCGCAAGGTCAAAACCCTAACGATTATGAAGTAGTAGGACAAGAAGACGCTGCGACTGCTGAACCACAGTCTGAAGACATGGGCGTAGTTCGCGCTGCGACTGCTCCTGTCATGGCTCATCTTGGTGGTTTAACTGGCGGTGGTCTTGCTGCACTTGGTACTATGGCTGGCTTGACTGCGTTAACTGGTGGTGGTGCTGCTCCTGTGACTATACCTGCTATGTTAGGTATTGTCGGTGCCGGTACTCTTGCTGGCGCAGGTGGCGGTTACCTAGGTCAGAGAGGTCAAGAAGCATTACTTGGCAAAGAAAAACAAGATGCTCTCGAAGCTGAAGCGCAGAAAGCATACGCACAGAGTCCTGTTATTTCTAACGTAGCTGAGCTAGCTACGGGTGCATTAATCGGTGGAGGTAAACCTTCACTTAAAAATCTTCAGTATGCGTTTGGGCGTAACTTGCCAGAAGAATTATCTGCCGAAGGTCAACAAGCTGTTCGCCGCGCAGCAATCGGTAACGTACTCACTGGTAACGCTATTGGTGCTGGCGCACAGACTGGTCTATCCGCTGCTGAACAGTTGTATAACACCGGCACTATTGACCCAATGGCGCTTGCTAAGCAAGCCGCGCTCGGTGCTGGTACTGGTGCAATCTTTACCAATCCTAACTGGCTCGGTAAAACTATTAACCCTCGGTGGCAATCAGTGGAAGAACACGTCAAAGCACTTAAGGAGTCTGCTGACTCTGATATGTTAGATGACCAGACGGATAGACACGATGAGATTCTTGCTGATACCGCTACTGCTCCTGCGCGTATTCTCGACCGCCGCACTGCTGAGTTGCAACAACTTGCTCAGCAAGGTCAAGCTACTGATGCACAGGTTAACGAACTCAATCGCATCAAACGCGCTATCAATAACGCGAACGTACTTCTTAACCCAAAAGCTATTCCCGATAGCGTGATGCTTAAAGACTTTAAGAAGATGATTCCTAAAGTTACTGATAGCATGGACAACACTGCAAAAGCAGAAGCAGTGGCAGAAGCTGCGCGGTTAAATGCGATGACGAACGAGCAGAAGCGTCAGTATATGTACGAACAGTCGCTGAAGAATATTGATACTGAAACTGCTGGTGCAGTTAAACAGTACATGAATACTTCAGATGAGTATGTTGACTTCTGGAAACAACAGAAGCGTTCGCAAGATCAAGACTTTTTGAATAACGAAAAGGTTCGTGTTGCACATCTCGAAGCGCATGAAGAAAACATAAAGCAACTAGAGAAGCAACGCGAAGAAGCATATGCAGCTGCACGCGAAGAAGAAGCTGCGAAGATCAAACAACAGATGGATGAAGCGCAACGTCAACGTAACCTCGCACTAGCTGAGGAAGCGCGCCGTGCTGCTGAAATCGAACGCAATCAGCAACTACCTCCTGCATCTCCTGAGCGTGTTGCTAAGACTAACCTCACACCTGATGCTATTCTCCGTAATGCTATCGCACGCCAAACTAATCTGCCCGAACCTACTATGCCTACGGGCGAACGTACTATTGCGCCGCGCGCCTATGGTATAGACGAACCCACACGTGAACTGGCAGAACCACTGGAACAATCTGGTGTTGCTGATACTATCGAAGCACTCTCGATGCAAGGTAAAACTGTTACGCAGATTGCTCGTAGTCTGCGTGTCACTCCTGAACAAGTCAACGCCGTGCGTGATAATCGCGGTATTCCTCCGCGTGAAAACTCTGTTGAGTTTAATCGTTGGGTTGAAGAACGTAATGCAGAAAATATTCAGAGTGCGCCTAAAGATAAAACAGTAGCAACTCCTACTGGCACGGCTGGTTTTCGCGGTAATAGGATGCACCCTGATGATGCCGCGCATATTGGTAGTGGCAAAGCTACTATTGGTACGTTGCTTGCTCGCATGGCTAATCGCGGTACTAGCGCGTATGCTAAAGTTGCGCGTAAACTATATCAGATGGCAGACCGTGGGTCATTAAACGTAGCTGTGCAGCCTGAAAAATTAAATTTGCATGATTATGGTTACTTTGACATGGCGGCAAACAAAATTAAACTATCGCACACCGGTGCTAGTGAAGATGTTTTGATGCACGAAATTCGTCATGCACTAACTACATTTAAACTTCCGCCTGAATTGCACGGTAAAATGGGATACGCGCAAAAACTAGCTATTGACAAAATTCTAGCTGATCCAAAAACTGATAAACGCGTAAAAGAACTCCTTGAAACTTATAACGAAGCTGTTGATCAGTTTGGTCTTACTTCGGTTTTGTATCATCCTGGTCAAGGTTTAGCTGGCGAAGGACAGATATTAATGGACACAGCGCTTAACTTAAACATTAAACTTCCATCAGGCATTCGTCCTAATGCTAATACAATAGAACATATTGCATACGGCATGAGTGACCCGTATGAGTTTATTGCGCACTCAAATTCCTCACGTGAATTCCGCAAAACACTTCAGGCACTAAAGACTAAAGGTGGCAAAAGCGTATGGGAAAAGATCAAAGATATTATTGGAAAACTCTTTGGTTTTGACCCGTCAGAACAATCTTTGTTTGAGCGTTCTGAAAAAGCTATGTATAAGATTGCTAACAAAGAATCTAGCTGGTCATTGCGTAATGGTCAGGTACATATTCAACCTTCGCCTGAGTATAGAACAACTGCTAAAAGCGTTAAAGGTGCAGATATCCGCCGTGCATTAGATGTTTTTGGTGCGTCTATGTACGACAAAGGCTTGCCACAAACACTAGCAAAAGAACTTACACAGAATGGCATTGATGCTATTCGTGAAAATATAGAAGCCGGTAACATTACTGAAGGTAAAATAGTATACGGAGCCGACGATGACACTGGCACAATCGTGTTTGGTGATACTGGCACAGGCATGTCTCCTGACATTGCGCTGACTAAATTCTTACCTGCGTTTGTTACTGGTAAGAACTCTGACCGTGCGCTTGGTGGTTATGGACTTGCAAAGATTGCGGTACTTGGTTCGCCTGAATCATGGGAAATGACTACTGTATCTAAAGATGCTACAACTGGCAAAAATATTCAGACTAAGATTTCAGGCACAGGCGAAAAGTGGAAAAGCTTTACTGAGCCTGAAATGATTGAGATTCCTGCATTAGAACTAGGACAAACGTATAACATAGGCGGACTTGAAGTTACAGTAACTGAGTCACAGAAACCTACGGGAACTGTGATGAACATTAAATTACCTAAACTTGATCCAAAAGGAAGCATAGTTCATTCGTCATATTATGATTACGAGTTAAGCAAAATAGCTGAGCATAACTTAAACAATGAAGTTAAATTTGAAAAAGTATACTTGCATGATCCTCCAAGGTCAAACAATGATGTGATTGAAGGGTGGAGTACTGCTAGTTATCAGCCTGTCAGAAGCAATCCTCCAGAACAAACAACAGAAACAGTTCCTGGTGCTATTGTTAAAATTCATTATACACCAACAGCTAAAGTAGATAATCTATATCGCATACCTGTTGCTAATCATGGAATGCTACAGTTTGAAACACGCGGTGCAGGCAACGATGTAAAATTGCCTGAAGACATGATAATTAACATCATCCCAACTGTTGATGTTAAGGATGGTAACTATCCATTTACTACTAGTCGTGATGAATTAAAAGGTCCGGCTAAAACAAAAGTGGAAGAACTTATCGGCAATTTAGCAACAATAGCAAAGCAAAAACAAGTTGACCTTGTAACAACTGCGCTTTCTAATGCGCCTAACATTGCAGGTAGCAGGTCTAAATTTGTGGATATGTCACAAAACATACCAAAAGATGTTGTAGATAAAATCATTAATCATCCTGTAATTCGCAGCTTAAATAAAGGCATACAAGATATGCACTTAATGATGTGGAAGCAACTAAACGCGGCAGGCTATGGCAAAGTATTTAACAATGTTGAATACAAAGGCATGGCTGTTAATGGTGAATTCTATGGTATTCGTGTTGGAACACTTGCTGTTGGTTCTCCAGGTAAAATATACTATGACCCGTTGCTGACAGCAAGTAGTGTACAAAAACTTATTGGTGGCGACGAATATTTAATGCCTAATGGTGATTATGATTTAGCTAAAGCGTATGCTCATGCTATTACTGGTACAGCATTACATGAAATCTGTCATCAAGAAAGCCACAGTGAAGGAGAAGAACACGCTAGATCAATGACGCGTATGGCTTACGTTATTGACGAAGCAGCTGTTTATGCGCGGAGAGCTATTGAGTCACGCATAAAAGCAAACGGAGGAAACATAGCCATTGAACAATTAACTGACTTATATAATGAAGCACAACAGCACAGTACAGGATCGACAGCTAATACTATCTTGGGCGCTATCCAACGTGGGCAAGGCGGACAGCCGTACGCGGCAGAACCTACAAGAATTAGCGGGCAACCTAGGAGTGAAATGGGAGGAAGTACTAGCAAAAGCAGGGAAATTCAAGCTAGCCCAGCAGGACGCAGTACAGAAACCAGTGACAGGATAGAGCGTGAACTAGAACAAAGCATTCAGTCTGCTCCTCGGCGTGACTTGCTATCTCGCGTTGTTGACCCTATCACTAGCTCTGCCATTGACAAGGTACGCGACATCAGTCCCGATGGTGAAATCGTTGCCAAGGGTTTTACTCGTACACTTAACACTGCGAAAGAACTACAAGGTAAGTTCTGGACAACAGTGGAAGAAGCAGGTAAAGGTCTTAACGATGCGCAGCTCAAACGGCTAGATGCTGTTCTTAGTTCTGAAAATCGTGACAAGCGTTCGTATGCTACCATGCTTCGCTCTGCTGATGAGCGCGCTGCGTACAAGGCTATTCGCAAGACGCTGTCTGATATTCAAGACCATCGCCTAGCGATTAACGAACCTGTTATGCGTAATGGTGTACCCACTAAACCTATCACCGACAAGTGGTACTATCCTACCACGGAGGAGATTAAGATGGGCGACATCATTCGGCAGAACACAGATGCGCCGATGATTGCAAAGTTCAAGCAGGACTTCCAAGATAATTACCTGAAGCACTTACCTGCAACTACGCCAACAGGATTAGACAAGGCGTGGGCAGACTTTGTAGATGCGCACCAAGGTAGTGCTAAGTCTCAGTCGCTGCCTACACAAGCGCACTTCAACGCTATGCGTCAACAGGCTGGTATTCCGTTGCCTGATAGCTTGCGTCGTATGAATCCTATGGAAAACATGGCTAACTACATTCGCCGTGCTTCTATGGATATGTCTCACTACGAGAACATTGAAGATAACCCTGAAGTATCTGCGCGCCTAGGATATAACGAAGACGCGTGGGGCAATAAGATTAACCGCACTGGTATCAATAACATCCACGGCAACGACTCTGTTAAGTCGGTACTTGACCAGATTCGTGGCGAAGTAACTCCGTATAGTCAACGCGCTCAGCGTGCTTCGGAAGGTCTTGCTAGCTCGATTATCCTCGGACCGCTTACTGAGATTCACAAGATGGCAGCTGCGCCTTTCCAAGCATCTGTCTTCGCTGCGAATCCTGTAGAGTTTGCTAAGGCTATGTTTCACGGCGCAACTAACATTGGGCGTTCTTACTTTCATGCGAAAGAAAACGGACTAGTTGTTGAGAATCCGCAACAAGTGAAACGGTTCTTTGACTCTAACGTATCTGTCGCTGAGAAGATTAACCTCGTCGCTAAAGGTATCCGTGGTATCTACACACTCAACGGACTCACGGAGAAGCTACAAGTCGGACTAGCACAGGGTACTTCTGAGTATCTTGTACAGCGTAAGATTGACGCGGCTAACAACGGAGACAAGATTGCTATCAATACTATGAAGCAAATTGATCCTGACTGGACTGCTGGCAAGACCTATTCCGCAATGGAAGAGACACAGCTTGCGTCTCGTATGGCTGGTTTCCTTACTGGTACTCGCGATGCTCGCACAATGCCTACGTGGATGTTGCATGATAACGAGGTTAGCTCGTTCTTTAAGCTGATGTCGTGGAACGTGTCACAGACTAACTCGTTCATGAAGAACGCTTGGGCGCCTGCTATGCAAGGTAATATCACTCCGCTTATCATGACTACGTTCGGTGCTACTCTTGGTGGGTTTATCATCAAAGAGTTGCGTGAACGTGCATCTGGTAAGGAGTCTCCGATTCCCTCACTTGCGGATATCGCTGCAAGTAGCAAGGGCATCGAAGGTAATATACCTGCTGTTGCATACAACTGGATGTCAGCCGCTGGCTATGGTGGTCTGGGTGGTTTGATATCGCTAGCCGCTAAGTATCCGTTTGATATTGCGTATCGTAACTTACCGCAGGGAGCTATCTTCCCGCTTGACGAAGTGACAACTCAGTACACACGGACTGCAATGAACGTAGCGGATGCACTAGCACACGACCCGACAGCGAATGTGTTGCAGATTGCTAGTCGTGCTATGTCTGATATGATTGTGCATAACAGTCAACTCGGACGTGTTGCGATGAATCAACTTATCAACTCTGGCGTTGTCAATGAGAACATGGACAAGTCTATTCCGAAAGCTGCTCGTCGTGAGCTAGAGGAGTACGCCTACGAGAAAAAGCACTCTGATGCCATGAGTCAGCTGAAGCGGTTCAAACAAGTCGAGGGTGTGCCTGTTAATCCTTCTACTGATGTTCAGTCCAATCCGTATCTGAACCTAGAACAGAAGCGGTTCAAGCAGACACAAGATGTTGGCGAAGCTGCTAGCATAATGCCCGACATTATCCGTAAGTACATCCAAGAATACGCTAGCAATCCTGATGTACTTCTTAGTAAGATCGAAGGACTAAAAGCTAATCCATACGATGTATTCCCTAGCCTTGAGTCTAGCCCTGTAGTGTTTAGCAAATACCTACGGTTCCTACAACGCGAACATGGACAACAAGCTGCGTCTAAGATGCTCATGGACTACATGACTCGCAATACAATCAATCAAGTTAAATCTTCAATCGTACCGTTATGAACAAATGGACTATAAAAGAACTCAGTCGGCAAGTTCACGTGATAGAGTGGAACGTGGATAAGACAAGCGAGGAGTGTACTGTACTCCTCATGTCTGATGAACATTGGGACAACAAGGAATGTGATAGAGACCTACTGCGTAGGCATCACGAAGAAGCGGTAAAGAAAGGTGCGCCTATCCTAAAGTTTGGGGATACATTCTGCGCAATGCAAGGTAAATGGGACAAACGCGCTGACATGAATCAGTTGCGCCCTGAACATCACACGAACAAATACTTAGACTCTCTAGTCAATACAGCTACCGAATGGTACAAGCCGTACAAAGATAACATTGCGCTAATCGCCCCAGGCAATCATGAACAGTCGATACTCGATAGACATGAGACTGACTTGATTGATAGACTCACATCCCACTTGGGGATATCAAAGGGTGACTATTGGGGATACGTATTGCTACGTATAAAATCAAAAGAAAGAATCCAGACTCACGTACTGCATTATCATCATGGATACGGAGGTGGTGGTGAAGTAACGCGTGGTATGATTGACAACAATAGAACTCGTGGACAGTACGATGCTGACCTATTCTACTCTGGTCACATTCACAGAAGGAACTACGACGAGAACGTAATGACTACTGTCACTCCAAAGGGTAGGCTTACACAGCGTACCCAAAGGTTTCTGCGTGGCTCAACCTACAAGAATGAAACTCGTGGTTGGCACGCTAGCGGTGGTCGCGCTGGCAGACCACTCGGAGGATGGTGGGTTACTATCAGGGATAAGAACATCAACAGAGAAGAAGGTCACCAACTGCTAGTAACTTGTACTCCTGCTACATAAACTAAAAAGCCGTTAGCTTGTTAAGGCTAACGGCTTCTTTATTACTCATCATACTTACACGTATGTGGTCGAGCAACTCTCCATCGATTAATCTTTTGTTTCTCAAGTATCCATTCTATCTGCTGCATAGAATAGAAGTAACCTACCTTACCTGTATCTTTATCCACTACCCGTACATCTGGTACGCTATGGTTTGAGTGCGGGAACGGCATGCTTGGTTTTTCTAGGTCTGCGATTGTCATATTGCGTTAATGATTATGTAGTATATTAGTACCAATGTGAACACTATTATCCCTGCGGATGCTATTGCTTCTTCTAGGAATGCTTTCATATATCTTCTGGTGGGTCGTCAAACGCTGGTATCTCACCATCACCCTCACAGTCTGGACACTCCTCCTCGTCTGCGTTCTCACCACATTGTGTGCATAGTCCACTAACTATAACACCACCGCAGCACTCGCTAAGTAACTCTCCTTTACCTTCACAGGTGCTACAAGTTGTATGCGTAGGTACTTTATCCTCGGGTGGAGTTAAGTACTGGTCGTGTGCTTTTGCGAATCTTCCTCCGTGCATCATATTTCAATCCCTTTCACTTTTGCCAATGCCGCAACGCGTTGCTGCCATGTGGCAGACAAAGTAGTGTAAGGATTGCATAATTCAAACAATCTGTTTTCAAACAGATTATAGGCTTGTTTGTCGTTTTCTATCAAGACTTTCTCCACCAACCAGCACAGGTGTAGGAGTTCTTCTCTGCCATAAGAAACATGTTGAAGCTTTTTAGGCAGCATCTTTGCTAGAGCCGCTTTGAGTTGTTCGTCTGTGTAGTTCATATCTTAAAGTTCGGGTTAAGTTTATATCCACCACTAGTTTTCTGTACTTGCTCTGTTACTTCTAAGAACGTAAGCATCTCATCAAAGTCTTGCTTCTTGCCATCTTTGTAGAAAGTAAAGAACAACTTCTTGTACGTTACTTCTCCATTCTGTTTCAAGAACGCTAGCACTTCCTGAGCAACTTCGTTCAACTGGTTCGACCCTGCATCACGGAACGACAAGTGCATCTGCATCTCTGTCTTGTTAAGCAATGATAACGCTTGCTTGACTGTATCCAATGACACAAGCATCTTGCCTCTGTTATCGCTATCTGCAAAGTGCATCACACACGATAGCTTAATCCAATGCAATTTCTTACGTCCGTAGTAACCGTCTAGCTTGCGGTCAAAGTTAACACGTTCAGACTCTAGTAGCTTCTTGCTCTCATACATCTCTACCATGAAGTCTAATGCTTCGTCTGCTAATTTTAACTCGCCCGTAACTTCCGATGCTAGATACCTAACATGGTCTACTATTTCCAGAAACGCATTTTGCTTAGCAACTGTGTTATGCGAACTGAAACGATAGAACCTAGGTCTATCCGCGAACACAAAGATAACACGGGTTGAGAAACCTTCTTCCACAACCTTGTTAGCCACCATACGACGAACCGCATCCGTTGTCGTTCCAGCAAGGAAGTTAACGCAGACGTTTTGTATCTGATCTTTACCTTGCGTTTTCGTCCAGCGGAATAGGTTGCCAGCGTCATACGCTTGACAGAGGACACTAGCAACATCTTCGGCATTTTTGGTAAACATAACTCCAAGTTCTTCGAGGCAAGCGGTAGCTGAGTTGTGCGAATACGGCGTTTCTTTTTTGGTTCCATCTGGTTGTATCATTTCGATAATCATTGCGTCAATCTTATCTGGCTTCGCTAGAAACTCAAAGAGACCTTCGAACGTAATGTTATCAGGTGTGCAAGTGATAGCGTTTGTGAGCATCACTTCTTGTTTTGTTTTAAGGTTAATCACGGTGCGCTTGTTACGCTCGTGTTCACAAACTGCCTTAACATTCTTTACTACGCGGGACTTACCACAAGCAGGTGGTCCGATGAGAACTATGAACTGATTCAGATAGATAGAGTTCTGTGTCGGTGCGCCTGTTAGTGGGTCGGTGTTACCATACCAAGCTCGCCGTTGTAACGCGCTTGATAGCAGTGAATAGAATCCCCACTCTAGAAACAACTCTGGGGACTCGAAGTCTGCTGTGTATAATTTCCATTTGTCTATAACATTCGGCATAGGATTTAGTTCTTAGTGTATAGAATAACTTTAGCTTTCGCTGCGTTTGTGTTATCGTATGTCACATACTGTACGCCCTCTTGTTCTCTTATGCGAGAGGTGCTGTACATAGCATACACGTCAGCGGTTGCCGATGATGGAATAAGTTTTACTTGCGATTGCAAGTGTTCGATAAGTTCTTGAACAGTCATATAATACTTTTAGTTAAGCACGTTTATTAAATCTAGGGAAGCGGGGAATCCCAGCGTCCGTTAAGCACTGATACTTTACTATGATCCTACTACCTATTGCGGGTGCATACTTTGAAGTCCTGTCTGCATCCGTCATACCACTACCTACGGAAAACTCTTTGTCTTGCCACTTGCATCTCAATGCGCCTACCATCTTCTCATACTTACCTAAGCCAGGCTCCCAGCCGATAACGTCAGCGACAAGCTCTAGCTCAGGTTTGACCTTGAGTAGTTCATGCGAGCGACCGATAACGTATTTCATTCCCGGATGTCTAATCATTGCGCCCTCGCCTCCGTTGTCTACGATAGAGTTATAGAACTCGCGCAGATGGTCTACGTTATGACAGAGATAATGTTGCGTAGGGATAATCGGATGCGCACACGCTACGTTCATCCTATCCATCCATGCTTGTTTGCCATCGTCTATTACATCAAACACCATGAACGCTACCTTCACCCAGTCGTTGTCTGTCGGTATCATCCTACGGCATACACTCACTACCTTCTGAAAGTTGCCGCGTCCCATATACAACTCGCCGTCTAGTTTCTTATCCTTTGGCAGCGCGTCTAACCAGAACTGCGGAGCATAGATAGTCTTGCCATTCCTAGACAACAACTCTTTCCCAGTCCAGACTGCTCGCATACCATCTAGCTTCTCACTCATCCACCAACCTGTCGGGTCTGTCTTAGTCTCGTCCCACGTGTGTGCTAATGTTACAATGTTATCGCTCATGTTATTTATTTGTTTGTTAATTCTGTCATTTCTCCCCAAGACTTTTCACTATACTGCGCTTCTGATTTCATATAGAACTCCTCTGCTCTAGGCGACATGAGCTTGCGGTTTAGCTTGCTCGATATCAACGTAGCTACATACTCCTTATTCTCTGGCAAACACTGTGCGAGAATAGAGTCATGGTTGTTTTCAAGGATGTCTATATCCAACGGATGCTTACCTGCGAACACTTCTTCCTGCAACTCTGTGAACGCATAGTTAGTAATCTGACCTACTGTACTCTGTGGCACGAATGCAAACCATTCTTTCCACGCACTCTCATCCTGATGTCCAGTAAAGATTCTAGGATGACCGAACAGGTTCTTCAGCATTGACCAACGCTTTACCGAAGCTACTACATCATTATGCCAAGCACCAATCTCAGGGAACAGGTTATGATATGTTGCTAACATCTGCTCGCACTCGGTTACTGACTTTGCTATTGCACCATCTGACTTTTGCAATACGTTAATCCTAAACGTCCTAGCTTTCATCCCGTAGTTTGATGCGTGACAGATCATCTTTGCAATGAAGTAATACCTACGCGATGCTTCCCAGTTGTCGCTGTCTTTGATAACAGTCTCTAGCTTCTTCCATCCATCTACGTTCTTCAGGTCTTTAGGCTCTGCTACTAGCGCACGTATCAGGGTGTTGTTATCTACCTTATCTTGCATCTTGCTCCATTGCTCAGCGAACACGTGCAATGCTACATACACGTGAGGCTTGATGCCATTAAGAAACAAGTCTCTAAACTTACCTGCGCGACATAGATACGATACTATCAGAGCTTCTGCGCCCGCTTGGTCGCATTGTACAAAGACCTTGCCGTCATCTGGAACGACAATCTTACGAAGTCCTTTCTCGAAATTCTGACAGTTGTCTCCCCATTGCCCGAGTAGTTTTCTTGATGACAACCTGTACGTGGTGGTTCCAGCCAAGTTATACGAACAGGTAAGCCGCTCGCTCCCGAGGTAGCTGCCTGTAAGAGTACCATCTGGATTATATCTGTCATGGTTATATACTCCTCTATAAGGAGTGAATCCAAGTTTGCCTGATTGCTTGGTGAGCTTGCGGTATTCGAGGATAGCTGTGATGGCAGGGATTTCATTCTTAAGCTGATGTTGTAGTAATGTCTTTTCGTTTGTCAAGTCCTTCTCTGGCTTCTTCAATCCAAGCTCGTCGTATAGGTATGTAGATACTTGCTTAGGTGAGTTTGAATTAAACTCAGCGCGACCTGTGAGGATACTCAGCATACGATTGATCTGTATCTTCATGCGGTCGTTGCTTGTTATCACACCGCGTAGCTTATCCCAGTTGACATTCATGCCTTGCAATGTCGCCGTGAGATATGGAACTACCATTCTATTAACCTGCTGCACGCTCTCTGTTGCGCCGATAGTCTTAGCCTTGTCTTCTATTGCAGCCTTGAGTAGCGTCATAGCAAACACATCCTTGCCATTGTACCTATACAGCATCTCAGTCTGTGCGCTATTGTGTGGCTCGAACACGCCCTCGTTCTTGTGATACGGCAGGTCTGTATATAGCGAGATGCAATGCCCTAATGATTTCTCGACTTCAATATAGCAACGGCTATGAGAGAGCATAGTGTCGAATACTTTATCGCCGATAGGAATACCATACCTCCAAGCGAGTACGAACAAGTCGAACATACTGTTGTGTATAACAACAGTATTATCACGGAGACAAATAGCCAACGCTCGCAGTATCTTAGCAGTCGTGATTTCATCATAGTAATACTTCCTAGGTTTATGATATGTCTGCATCATTGGCACTACGACCACCTTAGAATCCCCGAACGAAAATCCGAAGCAAGTGAGTTGCAAGCAGCTATCTGTTTCGATATCAAAGTAGAAGTCTTTTCCTTTCGTTTCTTCGAGTAGCTTGCACACGAGTTGCGCTTCTGGATACAAGATATAATCTGGGCTGTATTCTGTAATACCATTCTTGCAAATTCTAACCGACTTTCTAATGTCTTGTCGCATCCAGAATTTCCAATTCTTTCTTCTAGTTTTTCCATGCGTCGTTTTACCTTCAGAGTCATCTCCATCAGAGTCTCCATCTCCGTCGCTATCCGATGGGTCAAAGAATTGCTTGCGATCGAATGCGTCTTGCGGAGCGTAGGTTGCAATACAGATTTTGTTTTCATAGGTAAATGGTGAGCCGCGTTGTTCGCCTAGTGTTGTTGCTGGGTTAAACTTCTTCATACACGCCTCGCCTAGTAAGAGGAGGACTTTTGTACCATCACGGAATGGTTTGATACATTCATCTAACGTACGCACTTCTATGTTCCCGCGATGTACGCCATGCTTAGCATCTGCGAGTAAACAGTTATCAAAGAATTGACCAGCGTATCCAGAGAGTAAGCCACCGAAGTCAAACCTCGATGGCTTATCTAGAACTACTGTCAATCCGCTATAGTTTGTTTTAGGTAGTTCGATCATACTAATTATTATTCCAACGTCAGCATATACTTAAGCTGGTTCAGACTGCCTAGGATATCATCTCTCTGATTAAGCAAGTCACTATCCTTTACCTTATCTAGCGCAGAGTTAAACCCAATCAACGCATCCTCAATCATCTTCAGGAAATCAGATAGCGTCATGTCTGCCATATCACACAGCGTGATAGTCTGCTTGCCATCAAGTTTAATCCTACCATACTTACCCATGTTTGTCTCGACCAGCGTATCAATCTTATCCGTTAGACTATCATACATCTTACCATATGCCTTATGCCTAGCGTATGATATCGTCTGCCAATGATGAATCTTGAACTGATTCTGTATCTGTAACAGACACATTATATGACTTGTTTGTAACATAGTATTATAGTTGGCAGACTATGACTGGTCTGCCAGCAGTTGTTTACTACACTGATTACTGCACAGCGTCAGCGCTGATAGTATAGCGATCGTCGCCACCAATCACACGACCGAGGCGATAGTTATTATCCACCACAGGATTGCCGCTATCATCCAACACAGGAGCTACGTTACCGCTATCATCCACTTGCGTAAGCGGCTTGGGTTCGGTGCGAACTTCTGCACGGATACCTTTGCCAACGAACGAGTTCTTGAGGAACGCCGCATCGTCTAGGTCAACCTTCGGGCTAGCTTTGCACGCCACTACGAGAGCTTTGAGCTGCTCAAGTGGAATGTTGTTCTTACCATGAAAGGTAATCTGGTCACGGAAAGACAGACCAGCAACTTTGATAGTAGAACCATCGGACGCTTTCTCGGTATCGGGCGCACAGATTTCCAGTTCGAGCGTGAGCATATCATTCTTGTTAGAAGACACGCGCTTCTCCGCACTGATAATACGGATAGAACGAACTGCCTTACCGAGGAACGGACGACCAACGCTAGCACTGACGTTTGATGTATCAATCATACTATTTCATGTTTTGTTATTGTTAATGTTACTATTTGCCGTTTACGTGCGACGACGTTTGCTTAGCTCAGCTAAGAAATTTCTTCATGTTCTTCTTCCAGTTGGCATTACCTTTTGGGTCTGCACTTACTGGACAATAGACGTTAGCTAGATAGTTAATGAAACCTTCCGTCGAACTACTTCTCTGCCACCTAGTGTAATTATTTCGCACAGTGTTCTCACAGATTCTCTTTGCTTGTTCTTTGGTAAACTGTTGTTTACCAATGATGACTCCGTATGGATGCTTTGTTTTATCTCCGCCTTCGGTGCGATATATCGCTTGGACAATCTGGTTAACATCGTTAGTCGTTAGAGGGTTTCTCTTGTCGAACTGATTTATTCCCGCTGCGAGCAACTTTAGGATACTTACTGATACGAGGCTGATAAGTAGCAGTCTTTTCATTTAGCTTGCGTAGTTGTTTTGTGTTCTTGTTTGCCATATTATTTATAGTACGTTTCCATCTGCTGTATCGCGGCAGCTAGATCATTCGGGATATACTGTTGAGCATACATATCCATCGGAGACTTCGCGCTGCATACACCATCTGTGTTAGTCATGAACTGGTACTCCATAGCACCATCCTTTGTTTTCTTAACGCTAGTAAAGAACACGACAAGGAACTCCTTCTCTACCTTACCTTCCCACTCCTTGCCCTTTACTGCTACTGACCGCCGAGCTTGCTCAGTACCTTCAGGTGTAGGTATCTTGACAATCTCATCTATCGCAGTGAAGACAATAACCGCGCTATCATTCTTCACCCTGTTCAGTACATTGCCGATGCTTCTATTGTAGTGCGACCACACATCGTATCCTTTGAACATCATCTGTGCTTGTGACAGTAACATCTCGAAGTACTTTGTAATAGACTCGATAACAATTACCTTAATCTCTTTGTTATCCATAGCTGCTTTCAGCTCGCGGTCGAGTGCAGCTAGTGTGTCGCAGTCTTTGATAGTGAACGCCGTGTTCTTAAACGGCAAGCCCTTGCGTTCTAAGTCTAAGATGATTGTAGTCTTTGGGTCTAGGTTACGCAACGACGTGGACTTACCTGTGCCTGAACCACCAACGATACCGATAATAGGTTTACTCATATATTGTTTTGTTGTTTATGTTATAACTGAAAAAGCATAGGGTTATAGGATTTCTTCTCGAACATACTGTCAGCGATAGCAATCGCTTCTTCCATCCTCGGCTGCTTGCAGAGCATAGTGTACGCACACGGACTGGCTTTCTCTCCGTAGCGTTTGATGCACGCGCAGTAGTTAGGCGTGAATAACGCATCGCTGTTGTATGCAAGCATATACTCTAACGCCTCAACAATAGCTATGACCTTCGAACGCAAGTGAGCTACCATGCAACCAATCTGTTCAGAGGAAAAGCGTAGCAAGTCGGAGCGCATAAAGCTAGCAGGCTTGACCTTTGAGATAAAGATACCATTGATCATACACCCGTGGTCTGCGTTGAATAGCTTATCGCATATCCACTTGTACAACATCAACTGCACACTCAGGTCGTACTCGCCTAGGTACTCGTACTTGTTCCACGCTGCGGTGAACTTGTGGTCTATAATAGCTGCGCCCTGTTGGAAGTACTCGCCTCGCAAGTCAGCAGTGCCACACACTAGTACCTCTACGTTGTCGGTCTTATAGAACGGATACATGAACCGCTGCTCTGTAGCTGTCGGCGTGATATGGTCGCCGTTCTGTTTGTAGTACATATCATACGTCACTAGCGTGTTAGTCAAGTGACCGATGTTTCTCCACTCGCTATCAGCAACTAAAATAGACGGGTCGCTGAAGTGTTCATGCGCCGCTGCTAGCTGTTCTTCTAAAGACTTACCATCGTATCTAGCTTGCAAGAACTTATGCCCAGCTGTTCCGTATTCCATCTTAGCTTCCTTCGTTACCATACCTGAGTTGGTAGAGTAGCCGTAGATTAGTTTATACAACACATACCGAAGACAGTCTGTTTCCTTATACAAGGAAGCATCAATACGTAGGATATGTTTACCAGTTACCGCGTCGCGTTCTAACATCATATAGGTTTTTAAGTTTAGTGTTTAGTATTTGTTATGCTTGTTACTGCTCTCCAGATAAAGAATGCTGCTACTGCCAATGCTATTCCTATCATACTGCCTCCATCTTCTGAGTCATCATAGCTGTCATGCGCTTGATGAACTCATCTATGTTCTCTGCTTTCTTTGCTGACTTCTCTGCTGCACCACTAACGTCAATGACTGAACTAGTCTTAGGCACACGCATAGATTCAACTGCTATCATATACGGCTTGAGGTGTGCTACCAGTTCCTCATCAGTCATCTTCTCTAAGTCATCTACTGATGTAGCAAGCAGTTGTTTGATTGTCATAGGTTACCTACTTGTTTGAGTAACTCCTCTAGGCGAGTCTCAATCTCCTCATACGTGAGCGTCTTCAGGTCTAGCATAAGCATAGAGATAGCATGGAGGATTTCTTCCTGATGTATCTCAAGCACGTGCGAGTATGCTACCATATCCAAGCACTCCTCGCGTAAGTTCCACAGCATAGGCTTTTCGTAGAAGTATCCGCCGTGTTCCTTCTGTCCCTTCATGAACTTGGACTTGAACTGACCCTTGAATGTATCTACAATATCATCTAGCTGTTCTTGTTGTGTTAGTTCCATAGTGTTATTTCATTACGATAAAAGTTCCGTCAGACTTCTTGCAGTCTAGCTCACAGCCTAGCTGCGCACATACTTTAATCAACGCCATCTCCGCCTCGTCGTTGATATCCACTCGACCGCCTAGTATCTTCTCCGAGTCGAACACATCTAGTTCTTTTGCCGTGCCTATCCAAGAAGTGAACGTGTCCATCCACCTCGTGTTTGCCGAGTCCTCGTGGACTACCTTGCCTACCTCGGCTAGGTTAGCAAGCATCATCTTGGTAGTATCGAACCTGATCTGTATGCCAGCGGGTACTTTCTTGAAGAAGATTTTCTTCTTGAGGTCTTTGTATGCTTCCTTGTTTGCGTCGTTATCGCATAGCCATTTGATGCCATACAATAGCTTAGAGTGTAGCGTGGAGTTAGAACATCCAGCTTGCGAGGCAGAGTAGAAGACTGACTTGTTGTTAGCAATGAGTGCGTCAAAGATAGGCTTGACAGCTAGCGCATTGAACTCGGTATAGTACGGACGATGCGTACTTGAAGCGGACTCGTCGATATCTACGGGGACAAGATTGCTAAGTGTTATACGGGTTGACATGGTTTGTTTGTTTAAGTTATGTTCAAAGAGTGGTAGGTAGTTCGGGATTAGTATGTACGTGTCGCACAACCAAAGCCTAGATAGATAAGAACTAGATGGTTAACACCTCCTTGTTCCATACCATTGCTACCTACCACCCAGAGAACTTCTGTTTCTAATCCAGCGCAGTAAGTTTACATCATCCACGCGGGCGATATACTAGAGAAGGATGCGCGAAGCAAGCCGTTCTGTTTCTATCTATGATGCTATGTATTACTACTCCTACATAGTGGAGGATTGATGTGCCGTCAGAGCGTTTGCAACTGTTTTAGATGCGTTTGTATTTATAGCTAGTGTCATCTGTTAGGCTACGCCAACAGTTGCTTGAACCCAAACAAGTACTTTTCTCTGACGGCAAGATTAGTGATACAGCGAGCTGACTAGGCTGTCTTTGCGTGTGGTAATAGTCGATTACCTACTCCGCTTATCTCTTATATATGACTGTATCAAAGTTGTAGTCTAGTCACCAAGTAGGATTCACTTCGGCAAACAAACAAGCGATAGCCCATGACCGATACTATCACTCACCCATACCCAACCGCGCTAGTATTCGTTGGTTATTCCTAGCGTTACCTTCTGCTTAAAATGACTAGACTAAATAGAGTAGATACTGATGGTTGTATATAGTTCGAACAGTCAACAACACGGATAGTATCTGATTGGCTTAGTAGCACCAGCAGATAACTATATCACTATCTACTCTATTTAATCGACAGACTATAAGCGGTCTGTCAGCGCGTGTACTAACTACCGATTACAGTCCAGCGGCAACGCGCTCTTGCTGACGCTGAGCAGCAGCTTGCAACTGACCAACCCAGAAGGTAAAGTCAGTCATGTTACCAGACTTGTAAGCCTCGTTAATCTTCTTCTGGATACCAGTCAAGGTAAGCTCGCGCACTCCGGGTTTCCAATTACGCGCATCATCTTCAGAGAAGATAACTTTGCTAGGATACTTCGAGAGCAGATGAGCCAGCAGTTCGTTCTTAACGCTAGCACGATTAGCAGCAGGAGCCTCAGCCAGCTTGGTAAAGCCAGCCGCATTACGCGCACGCATACCGATGCGAGCAGCAACTTCCGCATTCAACACGTCCAACGCTACGTCCTGTCCGAGGTCTTCGATAGCAATCTCGATAGTCGGATAGACTTTTGTGGTATAGGAGAACTGTTCAGCGTCGCCGCCTTTACGATACGGAATGACTTCGAATGCGATAGAGGGAGTTGTGGAATCTGACATATATTTCTATTGTTGTTTGTTTACTACTTGTTGTTTACTACTTGTCTAGTTTACGGCACACGCCGCGCTAGCTGCCAGTCTATTAGCAGGATTGATGCCAAAAATTGGCAAATCTATTTCATCTTGGTGGCTGTATTGTTACTTGTACCTGTTAACCATTTGCGGTGTCTCTAGTATTTGTTCGACAGTCCACTTGTTACGGACGCGATCTTTGATAGTCTGTCGGCTGATACCTAGCACCTCTGCCCATTCCTTATACGTCTTGGTCATACCTTTGTACGTAAGCGTCTTCGATAGCTTGTGTGGTTTCTTCATTGACGCTAGCCACTTAGCATACTCTGGGTCATCTGATAGTTTCATAGTTATTATTTGTCGAATATATATTTACTCCATCCTTCCCACATAGACTTCGCCTTCTCACCTGTGAAGCATACTGTCTTGTTAGATGAGTAGGTAAAGACTACTATTGGTCGCCATTGGTCTATGATACCGAGTCGCCGTGCGCGTTCTAGCTGCGTCTCGTTTGGATAGTCCATGTAATATGGTATTGCTTCGCTGTCGTCAACTACTTTTAACCCGCCGTATATCGTACGTCCCTTCGGCTTGTTGCGTATCATCTCGCCGAACTGATTCTCATAGTGCATGCTAGCATACTGCACTAGCTTGAAGTTTATTATCTTGTGTGTTGCCATGTTATATTTCTCCTAGTACTTCCCATCGTTTGATTATGTTTTCTAACTCGCGGACATTACCTAGCAAGAACTCATTGCCTGTCTTGCCCCATAGTTCTGATAGCACGTGTAGTAATCGCTCGTCGCGTACGTGTAGCAGGATATCTTCCTTGCGTTCTCGCAGTGGTTTGATATGCAACTCGAAGCAAGCCAGTCGTTGATAGAGGTCTAGCCTGAACTTGCCTTGCTTGACTAACGCTTCTAGGTTCATATGCGTAGCTGCTATGATACGGCACTTGACTTGCTGGTCGCTGTTGCTACCTACTACGCGATACTTCCTAGACTGTAACACGCGCAGTATCTTTGGTTGCAATGTCAATGGCATATCACCTATCTCATCAAAGAATAGCGTGCCATTGTTAGCGTATGTTATCAGCCCTGCTCTATCTGTGGCTGCGCCAGTAAAGGAACCGCGCACGTGACCGAATAGCTCTGACTCGAATAGTGTCTCGGTGACAGCAGTAGAGTTAACCGCTACGAAGTTACCTGTGCGTGAGCCGTGTAGCATTTGTGCTACAAGTTCCTTGCCTGTGCCTGACTCGCCACGTATGATAACAGACTCCTCTCGGTCTGCTAGTTTGATAGCGCGGTCTTTCATTTTGATAGTATCAGGGTCGTTAGTCTTGAACGCATCCTGTGCGATGATGAACTTAGCTAGCTCGTTGATGTTTGGTTTGCTGCCGCTAGCTAGCAATGCTATAACGCGAGCATTAGTTAGATGCTGCATTATATCCGGTGATAGTATGTCTGTCATATTAGTTGCGTATTGTACCTGATTCTGCTGAGTTTGACATAGCTAATGCGTTGATAACTAACTGCACATACTTCATAGCTGTCTCGTCTGTGAAGTCTTTTTCTTCGTGCATTACTATCTGAGCCATGATGTTGTTAATGATGTATATCATTTGCTTTGCTGTCTGTGGATACTGTAGCGTGAGTGCGCCGAGTCCTGTGATAGCACGTCCAAGCGAGTGTAGTTCATCGTCGGTTACGTTATCTGTACGCGCTAGAGATTTCATAGCTTCCAGCGTTAGCAGGTATATTTCTTTAGCTGAGTCTGTATCGTCTGGTTCTTTCATATGTTTGCTAGGTCTGCTCGTAGTTTGATTAGCTGGTCGAGTGTGAGTACGATAGCATCTAGGTTGGTTTGTAGAAGCAAGTCGTATTGTAGCATAGCATTGTCTTCTGTTAGATTACCTAGCGGTATAGGCGTAGTGATGTCTTCGTAATCTCGGATGATAGCGTAGTATTGTTGTTTCATAGGAGTTCGATAGATATGTTTGCAACATTCTTGTTATACATTAGTACATTCAAGGCTTTCTTAGCACCTGCGATAGTCTTGTATGCTTGCGCTTTGTAAGAGCCGTCTCTGTATGTTGTGCGTATGATAGCCTTTGATAGCTGTTTCGGGTCAACAGGTTTGATCCATTCCCATTGCATAGGATTGACTGATATAATAGTATCGGGAGTCATACCGATATCTGTTGACGCTGCTATCCAAGTGTACTCGGAGCCTGCTCTCCTCCAATAGCAATTAGGTGTGATAATCTCCTTGTCGCGTATCATATATGTATAGTTTTGCGGTGCTAGTTTAGCAGGAGTAGATTTGAGTGTCGGAGTTAGTGTTTTGTATTTCATATTACTTGTTTGTTTATTAGTTATGCCACCCATACATAGGGAAGTGTAGTCGGTTCTGTCCAACCATACTGCCCGTACCACGCAGGTAGCTTGCGTAGTAAATTGCTGCGATGACTAGCGTGTAGGTCTTCACGACCTAGCCATGTGGGAGGCGTACCCATAGGTAGCGTACGCCATACGTTAGTTATCTTATCTTGGCAAGTATCTTTGTAGCCTCGGTGTAGCCACTCGCTTACGATTGCCATTGAATACATATACAGCGCATCAGCATGACCGCGCCACATAGTAACTGCGGGATGACTCTGCCAGCCGTAGTCTGGGTTAGCTAGCGCGTTGAATATCTGTAAGCACTCGACGCGTTGCTTACCTAGGCGTTGTCGGTCTAGGACTTTTGCAGATTGCAGGAACGATTGATAAGGTAGGAATGTTTGCATAAACTTGCGCTAGGACTTAGAAGATTTTCTGACGCTAACAGCTATCTTAGGGCTGTAACTGTTATGACTTTGTATACGCACAGTTCTGTTATTGCGCGTATAGCTCCAGCTAGTACAGCCGCCGAAGTATATACCTCGTCCGTTAGACCAGCCGTGTGCTTCTAGTATCTTGCAGATTTGACTAAATGTTTTCATATAGTATATAGGTTAAAAGCTATCGTCATACCAACAATCGTCGCCGTCGCCTTCGCTAGCAAGTGAACGATCCAAGCAACTATAGCAGACAGAATATCTGCTCTTGCGTGGTAACGTAGCACCGCACGTACATTTCATATTAAGTTGCTTTCCATCTTTGTTATAGTCTGGGCAACATCCAGACTCGTGACCACAGCAAGGATAGTCTTCGCATCTAGTCATAATAGTATATAGGTTATAGGTTAGTTGTCGTTAGTACCGAACACGCTATCTTGGCACTTCTGGCATAGCTTAGAGATGCCGTACTCTTTACGAGATATCCAGTCACGGAAGTCTGCTACGCGCACGGGTACTTTGCACCACGCGCACATACCTTTGCGAGCGTTCTCTACTTGCTTATTGAATCCAGCTGCTATCATTATCTGTTCGTTCATAGTTAGTATAGGTTATTTGTTATTGTCGTCTGTGCTATCTAAGCCCTCGCCTGTGATAGCATCTTCTTCGTCTTTCGAGTCGGTGTCGTCGTTGTCTATGTTATCTCCAACGTGTGCTAGCTTCTCGCTCTCGTCGATTAGCTTCTCGGCTTCAATAGTCTTGTCAACTTGTGCCATGAAGGTATCTACGAACTGTTCTTTGGCTGTGACCGCTTTAGATAGGCATTTAATCTTGAGTTCTACCTTAATCTTGACAGCATCTTCGATAGTGCCGCCGTACCATAGGATCTCCTGTGTAGTAGCGGACATACTAGTTAAGCGATGCGCACGACCTAGTGCTTGCACGAGGTCAATAGCAGACCAAGTGGGCGGAAGTATGATATGACGCGGCTTTGTGCTAGCGCGGTCATGGTGCATAGATACGCCAACGCCACCCGAGCGCATGGTGAATAGCATGATGTCACGCTTGCCTTTCTGGAACTCATCTACCATAGTCTGCCGTTCCTCGGGCTTCTGACCGCCTACGATGATAGCTATGCGATCCGGTGATATACCGCGTCCGTGCGTTAGCTCGTAGTGGACAGCGCTGATAGTGTCAACGAAGTTACTAGCTACGATAACGGCTTTCTCGGATTGGTTAGCCATGACTCGGTCGCATATGTGGTTCTTGCGTAGTAACTCCGCACCTTGCTGCATCTTCTGCATCTCAACTAGGAAGAACACGTAGCTATCATCGTCGCGTCCTTTGCGCTTGTTAAGGTTCTCGATAAGTCTATCTACTAGCTTTTGATATGCTGATGCTTCCGCATTGTCTTTGAATGCGATAGATACGCATTTAGTATGCGATGGATACTTGAAGCGTACGTTTTTGAGTTCTACGATATAGTCACCGATTGCGCTACGCAAGCGTTCGACTGCGCTAGGTGAGTACTCGTCCTTGTTTTTGGGCGATGCGATGTTGGATACAAGCCGCTCGCTAGTAGCTTCGACGCATGGTAGCGTGTTGTAGGGAGTAACTACACGGAAGCGTTCGCATAGCGTAGTAGCATCTACTGTGCGTTGGAACGGCGTTGCGCTAGCAAAGATAGACTTGACAGTCTCGGGAAGCGCACGGACTACGATAGACTGCAATGACTTGGGATTCTTAAGTACTTGGCACTCATCGCACTTAACTAGCGCGGGGAGCATATTTAAGTTCCAGATCGGTTTCTGACAGATGCCGTCATCTATCCAAGTGATATACATTGCTCCCATAGCGGATTTGATCTCGCTATACGACATGACCATGACGTGACTAGTTAAGCCGTACTCGAACACTACGCGTTGAGTCTGGGACTTAACAGACTTGGGCGTGAGCCATAGCACAGTAAACGGATTGATGCTACCGGGTGGCTTGACTAGTAAGTCAAGTTCTAGTAGCGTACGGATAGACTGCGCTGCCATGTACATCTTACCAGTACCTGTGCCAGCGCGTAGTAATGCGCCGTTTTTAGTAGTTAGTGTGTCCACGATAGCTGCGGATGCTTCCGCTTGCCAATCGAATGGTATGATATTCGGGGATAGTTTAGATAGTAACATATAGTTAATAGTTAGTTACGATTGTCTGCATGATAACGTAGCGTGTCCATCTCAGCTAGTGTTTCGAACTCAGCTTGCTGAGCTGCATCAAATTGACAAGCATCGCAATAGTGTAGTACTGATACGAGGTATCCGTTGCAGAATTGACTAGTTTGTTTGCTAGCATTATGAGCGAACTTGTTAACAAGCAACGCATAGCGTATTTGTTCGTTTGTTAGTATAGTAGGTTTCATATGATATTAGATCTTAGCTCCATTAGCACGGAGACCTTTGATAACTTCTTCTAGTTTGATAGTATCGGAGTCACCGATGATAAGTTTGACCACTACTTCCCGAGGTACGGAGAGCGTAGCAAAGTGCGTGATGATGGCATTTACTAGCGTCTCGCGGTGTTCCATGCTAGCGATGCGCTCTATGCGATCGTGTTCAGACTTAGCTACTAGTTTCTGCCGTACGTTGCTAGTGAGTTCCCAGTCTTGCCTAGACCAGAGTCGTAGGTTAGTGCCGTAGCAGTTAGCTACTGGCTGACCTTGCCAGTTAACAGTCTCGCTAGCAGACTCTAGGTGGCATAGCTCGTAGTGATTATCTACGCTACGGATGATGTTGGCTTGGGTGATAGTTACTTCGATATAGTCCGCGCTGCCTAGCATAAGGGGCAGTAGCTCTTTTAGTTCAGTTCGTGTCATATGGTAGTTAATGTTTTACTAGTTAATGTTGCCTACGATAGCCGCTCCGCTAGCTCCAATCCACCGTAGGGCGATAATATACCACACAAGCCATAGAAAAGCAACTAGTTTATTACTAGTTATGTAAAGTATTGTGTAGGCTATGTATGTATGCGGATAGGATATGCTTGTAGCCGATAGAAGGAGAAATAGGTAAGTGCGCACGCTAGTTTGGGTAACTTATGATCCTATGCCAGGGCGATCTCTACGCTATGGTGGATCATAAGTTTTTTTAATGCTAACAAGTAGCGCAACTAATACCTTAAAAATAGTTGCGAAAGAGGGATTGACAAATTTTTGCCCCTAGTATAACTTGAACGTAGCGTGAAATTAATTTTTGAACTTAACACTAGTTCAACACGCTACTTAAAAGATGAAAACTAAGAACACGACCGCAACGCCCGCCACCACTAATATCCTTGAACATGAGGGGTTCTCCTTGCCCATCACTACGGAGACCACACAAGGGCGCAAGGGCGCGGAAGGGAAGACCTTTTACTCGGTTGACTTCACGGAGTTACTTGAGACCAGCGAAGCCAGCGGGAAGAAGGTTGAGGACTACGCTAGCACCGGAGAGAACCTCTTAAAGTTCTTTCGCGGATTTGATAGCATCATGGCTTTTATCAAAGCGGACTTTGACAAGGCTATGGTTTCTCTGCAAGTGACAACGCCAGCAAATGGGAAAACTCCTAAAACGCTATCAGACGCGGAAAAGCTAGCCGCTCTCCGCCAGTACGTTTCCACGATTGACTCTATCACTCGCCAGCGTAGCGGGAAAGCCAGCGAGGTTAAACGTCTCGTAAAAGAGCAATCCGAACTGATGAAAAACTTTGACGCTAGCAAAACCGCCAAGCTGGTAGAATTGGCAACCGCTATTGCTAAGTTGCAAGCGGAGATTGATAGCGAATAAATTATTAATTATTAACTAAAATGAAAACCAACCCCACAAAAGCTAGCCATCTCGTAATTTGCGCTATTCGTCGCCAAGCTAGCGTGATAGCAAATGGATTATATGCGCCCGAACATGATGAAATAAAAAACGCCGAACTTGCCAAGCTACACGCTCGCCAAGTGTACGAGGATAAGACCCGACAAGCTGACATGATCACGCGCGGAGTAATCCGCCGTGCCTTCTCAACTAACACCTAACACCTAATCCACTACGCAACGCCCTAGCCTAACCCGCTAGGGCGTTTTTCTTTCTCCGCCTATCTTCCCCCGTCTGCCGTTGAATTATGTTGTCTCAGCGCAACGCAACTTCCTCTCTCTATTCTCACAACTCAACTCTACGCTAGTATAAACGCTACTCTACTCTAACTTCTGCCGTTGCGCGGAGTTGCGCGGAGAGGTCTGCCAAATGCCGTTGCGCTAACTTTACGCAACGCAACGCTAGTCGTGTGCGTGTGCGTGGAGAGTTTCCAGCGTCACGTTGCGCAACTCGTTTTGCAATTAGCCAGGGCGATGATCCGGGCTATTCTCTCGGATCAATCCTAACGCTAGCAAACCCGCATGAAATTTACTTATCCTTCGCATTAGTGCTACTTATGACCGCTAGTTTAGCTCCGATATACTACCGATAGCAACTTACCTAGCCAGTCCTCCCCAGAAGCAACGTGCGTATCCGGAACTAACATAGTCGCTCGAAATGATAAATTTCTAAAGTTGAACTATATACTAGAGCCACTGAGCGTGCAGAGTAGAGGGAAAATGTGGCATGGGATATGCTAATAGGCTAGGTAGTTGCGGCGGGTAGTGAGGAATATAAAGTTAAGTATGAAACAAAAAGAAATAGAACTAGCGTTGGTAGGGTTCTCGGAGATGAGCGCGAAACTGGTAATGGCTAGTCCGATGGTTAAAGCAGCGATTAAAGAGAACAATAACAGCGGCGAACAGATAGATAAACATGGGCATGAGTGCAACAACGACACAGATAGTAGAACTCGTTAAACGCGGGTTTGAAGCGGAGCAGATAGCATCTGCTCTAGGATTGTCGTTGGAAAATGTCATGGCAGTGATGACTAAAGATGTCGCAGCGGTGAAGGAAATATACGATAACACCGGCGATAGACTAGATGCAAAGTTTGCTAAGCTAGAAGACTTAGCAATGAAAGGTCTAGAGCATTTAGCATCATACGCTGAAAATGAGGAGACTCGACGCAAGACGTATGAGTTTATTATTAAACAACGCGCTGGGTTAATGAAGCCTCGGGAACGCGTTACTGTGCAGAATAACTATCAGTTCTTATCTGAGCGGGTAGATAAGGCTAAACAGCTGCGAGATGCTACTGTGATAGATATTAACGCAAAAGTAGTGCAGCAATAACATGGAACAGATTCCCGAAATCGCAGTTGCAAGGTCGTTAGAGTTTACCGACCCGTATGAGTTATTGTTAGTGTTAGATGATAACTTACTTGAGGGCAAAGAAAAACTACACAAATGGCAGATGCAGTTTATGTTAGATTTTGCTGCTAAAGACTGGACAGCTGACTGTCCGTTTAAAGCTGCGGTTCGTGCTGCTAATGGTAGCGGAAAAGATAAATACATTATTGCGGCGTGCGTAGTGTGGTTTTCGCTTAAATACACGCAAGCGGTCTCTATCGTAACTAGCGCATCTGGCACTCAGCTAGACAGGCAAACGAATAAATACATACAACAACTAGCAGAACAGTGTAATGCAAAGATTGATCCAAATTGCTGGAAGATTAACTACCGGCATTATGAGTGTCAGATATCGCGTTCAACGATAGAATTGTTTGTTACAGATGAAGCAGGTCGCGCAGAAGGATGGCATCCGATTATTAACGATGGAAAACTTGCAATTTTTACTTCCGAAGCTAAATCAATTCCAGATGAAATCTTTACTGCACTTGCTCGCTGCACAGGGTTTACTCATCGTGTGGACGTATCTAGCCCTGGACTTCCTATGGGGCATTTCTTCAACGTCTGTACAGGCTCGCGAAACCGTAAAGACTTGGATAACATACTTGATGCTAACGGCGGTTGGGTAGAGTATCATATTACCGCGTATGATTGTTCGCATTTGTCACTAGCGTATATTGAGGAACTTAAAACGCTAATGCCCGGCGGTGAGAACGGAGCAGCGTTTAAATCTTGCGTACTAGCAGAGTTTGGTACTACGGATGAGATGACTGTGATTGCATATACACACATCTGGCGTTCGGTTAACAGAGTAGGAGATACACTAGGTTGGTTGTCTGAACCGGTTAATACTGGCGGATTAGACTTATCTGCGGGTGGTGACGAGACAGTGTTAAGTGTGCGCAATGGGAATAAGTTATTAAAGGTTATCCCATTTAGATTCAATAACACACAAGATACAGTTAATTTTCTGGTAGAGAAGTTTAAGGAACACGGGTTGGATAAACCGAATGCGTTTATATATGCAGACGCTGGTGGGTTAGGTAAACCGATTATTGACCAGTTGAGGTCAAAAGGCTGGACGAATATAAGGTATGTGCTTAACCAGAACAAAGCGTACAACGACCGCGTGTATATTAATCGCGGCGCAGAGATGTGGTTTAATTTTGGTAAACTATTAGAGACTGGCGAAGCGTGGCTGTGCCAGGATGATCGGTTAGTAAGGCAGCTCTCTACTAGGTATTACAAGATAACGGAAGGGAATAAACATAAGCTAGAGTCAAAGTTGCAAGCAAGAGCAGCGGGTAGACCTAGTCCAGACCGTGCGGATAGTGTGGTATTATGCTATTCACAATACAAGAGTAAGTTAACTGCAGATGATAGTGCAATACGACAAGAGTATAAAGAAACGCCAGAAGATAAAGAGAAAGCGGAAAACGAGTTTAAAGCACCGCTAAGTATAAGAGAGTGGGCAAAGGATGAGTTTCAGAGTGGTTATTTTACGGGTCACACAGCGGCGTTTATATCAAGAGATATTTCACGCTTAAAACGTCTAGTTAAAGACGTAAACAATAGTAGACAGATAGTTAATATATGAATAAATATACGTGTGTTAAGTGTGGTACAGTTTGTGTTATTGATTCGAAGCTACCGGAGTTGAAAGAAGCTAGCTGTACGTGTGGTATGGATAAGGTTATGCTAAAGCTGGGCGTGCATGAGATAAAGAAACCTGCGCCAAAAAATGTAGTGCCGCCGATTGCTACTCCGCCTCCGCCGCAAGCTGCTAAGCCGCAACCTCCAGTTGTTTTTAATTCTAACACAGCTAGTCAACTACCGAAATCTAAATAAAGAACTATATGGCTAAAAATAAAAAGATGATGTATGATGAGTTGGTAAAACCAAACGCGTCTGTTAAAGATGAGTCAGAAGATATGGACATGGAAATGCAATCTCCTGAGGAAGAAGCTGCTGAAACGCCCGAAGAAGAAAGTGCTGAAAGTGATGATATGCAAATGGCAGAGGAAGAAGCGGGAACTGAAATGCACAGTGAGGAAGATGGAGAGAGCGATGTTAAAGTACCTGAGCAGTTCCAGAAAAGCGCGGATTCTATGGTCTATCGTGCGACTAAGCATCAGTTAGACTACTTGCAGAACTGTATTAATGATCGGCAGCGGGAACTTGCTAGTTCTAAAACTAAATCAGAACGGAGCGGTACGTTTGATATAGAAGGACTTCCGTCGTAATAATTGTTATGCCACTTGACTCATCTGTAGATTACGTAGATAGTATTAATTATACTGACTGGCGTAATAAGTTAAAAGAGTTACGTGACGTGGCGGGCGAGTTGCAGTCGAAAGCGACTGCTTCTCGTCGGTTGCGTTATACGGAGATAGATATTGAAGGCGAGCGGAAAGCTGGAAGGCTTGCGCCTGACGAGATTTATACTCCCATGCACTTGATTGACTCGAATATACGTAGAGAACAGTCTTCGTATATTCAATATGTCACTCAGTCAAATCGGGCTGTGGTGTTGCAGCATAGGACTAATGTGTCAATAACACCAGATAGGTTGGAACAGGATGTTACTTCTAGATTGCGGTATGAAGGTTGGCAGATACCGATGTATGCGAATATTGATTCGTTTCAAGCAAATGGGTATTCGATAATGGAAGTAGTGTTTGACCAGACTAAGAAAGGTGAGGTGTCGCATGAGGTTATATCAATGGGTGACTTTGGGTTTATTAATGATACTAAAGACCTGCAAGAGTGCGAGATGCTGTTGAGGAAGTATTATTTCTCAAAAACTAAGTTGCTAACGCTAGTAGATACTGCGGACTTTAGTCAAGAACAGGTAGATAAAGTCATTGGTAGTGAGCGTACGGCGACCTCTAGTTCTGCGGACGCAGTGATGGATAAGCGTGATAAGTCATTGTATTGTGTGTATAAGGTAATGTTTAGGGTTAGAGGTGTGGTTCATGTAGCTTGGGCGCAAGATGACGTAGCGGATGATTGGCTTAGAGTGCCAAGACCGTTGTTTATTGGACGACGCAAGCTGACAGGACAGATTGATCCTACTACTAAACAACCGGCGAGTGAAGATGCGTACGAGACGATGTATCCGTATTTCTTGTTTCCGTATCTAATTAGTGAGAATAATACGATATCGCAGTTAAAAGGTCGTGTGTTCTTAGATGAAGACGTGCAAGAAGCAGCGAGTAGTTTGATATCTTCATTCTGTACCGCGCATCGTAGGGCTAGTGGGTTGTATTTCTCAAAAGATACTGATGACCCTAATGATGACCAAGCGTTGCAGAAAAATGTGTTCTTTCGCACAGGTGCGTTGATTAACAAGAAGATTCAACAGTTTCAGTTGAATGCGCCTAGTGCGGATATGCTTGCAGCTATTCAGTCGTTGGTAACGATGAATATGCAAGAGACCTCGCAGGTTAACTTTGCTGCACAGAATCGCAAGGACAGTAGGAAAACCGCTACGGAAATCTCAGCGGCTACACAGAGTGCAAGTGCGTTGACAACAGTACAGGTGGTGTTGTTCTCTAGTGCGTTGCGTTCGATGTACCAGTGTATGTTTGAGATTGTACAGTCTAGGATTCTATCTGGATTAATTCAAGATGTTCTGCCAGACATAAGGCAAATGTATGCTGAACAGTGGAACATCAAACCCTCTGGAGATACGGATGTCATCGAACGTCAACAAGTGGTTCAACAGATGATGAGTGCTTGGCCTGTGGTACAGAATACACCGGCAAACATCTCGTTTTTGAGTGACTTGCTTACTAAGATGTTTCCGGAATATGCACAGAAGTATATCCAGATATTTCAGCAGTCACAGCAACAACAAGCACAACAGGCTCAGTCTGCACAAGCGCAGCAACAGCAACAGATGATGCAAGTGATGCAGGGTATTGTACAGCTTACTAAACATCCTGAGTTCTTTTCGGATGCAGGTAAAGTGAATGCGTTGCCTCAGTTGCAAGCAGTGGCACAACAGGCAGAGCAGATGCAGAAGCAACCGCAACAGCAACCACAGCAACCGCAACAGTAATGGACGAGCAGAGAAAACAAGAAGCAAGAGCAATACTTGCAAATCAACACGTTCAGTGGTGTAAACTGCCAACTACAATCGGCGCGTTTACACTACTGGATGATTTGATTGTTAGTCTAGAAAATCACATTGAAGCACAGGCTACAAATTTCAAAAGTACAACTGATTTTGAAATCCGTTTATACGTTGGTCAGTTGAAAGTAGTTAAACAAATAAAGAAACAATTACATGAAACTAAATCGTTTGTTGAGAAATCCATCAAGTGATGTTGGCGGTGAATCCGCTCCTGCACCAGTAACCACAACTGCTAGTCCTAGTCCGACAGCTACGCTATCAAGTACTATTACTAGTACTAACACGTCGTCACCTGGAACTAAGTCGACCAAACCTTATGAAGTAAAGCCCGTGCCATCAGATGTATCAAGAGCTTCATTTGATATTAGCGACGAAGCTGTTGAACTCGGGATTGATGTTCCTAAAAGTGATGTTAGCCAAAGTACACCTGAGGCTGTCAAGACTGCAAAGCAGGGTGAAATGCGGAGCGACCCGAAGGGCGTAAGGCAAGATAAGCCGAAGGCTGAAGAATCTGTTGAGGCTACGCCGAAGGCGGAGCTTTCGGAAAAAGTGCAGAAGACTATTGGCGAACAAGTTAAACCATCTGCATCTAGCCGAGATTATAGCGGGTTTAACGAAGATGAAGTTAAACATCTCAAGCAGATGTCAAACACTGCATTTGATTTTGCTTCTAAGCAGTTGCGTGAGAAGAAGCAACTTGAACAGTATAGAAACGAAGTTTACTTGCAGAACCCTGAAGCGTATAAGTTAGATCCTGAATACAAGAAAGTTCAGGAAGATTCTTACTACGCTACAACTGAAGCTCAGTATTGGCAGCAACAGTTAATCAATATCAAGCAAGGTAAAGACTGGACTCCGCTTAAAGGTTGGAATGCTAAAGGCGAACCTGTTTATGATTCTCCTCAGCCGCCTACTGATATGGCAGAAGAAGATGTGCGTCAACGTATGCAATACGCTTCTCAGATGGCAAATCAAGTTCGTGGTAATCTTCAAGGATTGCAGCAGAATTATATGCAACGCATTCAGCAAGATAGCGCAGGTATTCAACAAGTGCAATCACAAAAGTTTGCATGGGTATCTAATCCTGAAATTCTTGACCACAGACTTAATGTTGAAGGTGTTGGTGAGAAAACTGTTCGTGATGTAAAGAATGACTTCCTTAGTATTCTTCCTACTTATCACCGCAACAATGTTCTTGCTGATGTTGCATCTAATATGTTTGTTGCACTTCAAATCTATGGTGCTGAAATTCGTAGTCTTAAAGCACAGAATCAACTTACTGAAACCAAACGCGGTGAAGCTATGCGTGCAGAACCTAGCAGTGTAGATAAGCCTGCTAGTGGTGGCGTAGGCAAGTCTAAATTCGGCGGACCTAGCGTATTTGATGACTTAGATATTTAAACCTACAGCCACCAATAGATATTAGTAGTGTCTGTTTTTGGCACGGAACTTGCTTATAGAGCGGTAGCTAGCATGGGCTGGCTACCGCTTCTACGTCAAGGGCATGACATTCTACTGCTACTATTTGTTGAAGGGCATCAACAGTTGCGATATGACTTTACTATATCCACACGGTTCAACTGTCAGATTAACCAATTAACAACTAAAAGCAATATGCCTGCATATTATGATAAACCGGCTGCTTTTGCAAACGCTACAGTAGAAGATGCTGATAGGTTTCAGAAGCTCCCGTTCTACCTCGTGAAAAACGAGGTCAAACAGTTTCCTATTTGGAACGTGTTTGAACAACTCCTCGGTGACGTGGATTGGCAGCCGAATGAAGGTAACACCATGCGTGGTGTGACTCCTCAGCGTTCGCCTGTTGGTCGTGCGTTCTTCTTCCCGAACCCGATTACGACTGCTCCTAACAAGGACATTCATCAGGTTACGGAATCCATTGAACAAGCTGTCGTGTATATGCACGACTATGAGTCGTATCAGTTCAACTTCTTGCCTTCGTTTAACTCTTTCTGGAAGAACTATCTCCAGTTTGCAAACAAAGACATTGTTGAGAAGATTGCGATTTCTAACAACCAGTTCATTGAAACCCAGATGTGGCAAGCTGCCCAGAACATCTATCTCGCTGGTACTGGTATTGTTACTGGTTCACCTACGGGCGCGATGAACTCTGCGTATAATGCTGCGGGTTCTAAGACTGCTAGTTGGCTCGCTGGTACTGTTCTTGGTAGTAACTCTAATGCTGGTGTTACTCAGGGTTTGACTCTGCGTGACGTGTACAATGCCGCTCTTGCTCTGCAAGAAGACTTTGCTGCTCCTGCGTTTGAGTCTGCTCGCAATATGCCTGTTGACAATGAAGGTCTGAAAGGTAAATACGTTCTCATCACTTCTACGGAAGCGTGGATGAACTTTACTTTTGACCCCGATGTCCAGACTCTCAAACCGCTTGACTTGAACCTCTTGTTCCAAGACTTCCGTGGTTTGCTGTTTGGTACTACTACTGTTAAGTTCCATCGTTATCCGATTCGCTTCAACACTGTTGACGTGAAAGGACCGGATGGTACTACTGTGTTGTACTCTGCTGGTACTCCGATTGCGCCTGAAATCTTTGACGCTACGGATAACAAGTGGAAACCGAATCCTTACTACACTTCGCTCCTTTCTGCGCCAGTTGAAATCGCGTGGATGCTTGGTGCTGATTATGGTAAGTCTATCAAAGTCGGACCTCCGCCGAAGGAATTCACCTCCACTAACATGGCGGCTGAGAAGTTCTATTCGCTGCGTTGGAATGGTGAAGTGCGTTTGACGGATCAGGTGCTGATTCAGTATGCTGATAGTTCTTACGACTTGAACCACTACGGTAAACAGTTGAAGTTCATCTCTGAAGCTACGCATGGTTATCTCCCTGCTGAGCGTCGTTATGGCTTTCCGATTCTGTTCTTCCGTAAACGTCCGAACAAGATTGCTGCCTAATCTTTAACTAATAACTAATACATATATGAAAAAGATTATTGCTTCATTGTTCAGTCTCATTGCTGCGGTTAGCCTCTCTAGTGCGGCTAGCATCAGCATCGCGGTTGCTCCTAGTACTGCAACTAACGTGATGGGTAGTTTGTTTGGTGGTTATGCCAAAGTTACTTCTGTTACGTTTAATTGTACTTCGTCTAGCAATGCTACGGTGGTGGTGTATGATAGCACGACGAACGTGTTTACTTATACGAATGCTGCGTATACGAACATTACTAGTTATGCTACTAACCTCGTCACTACGTGGACTAACTACTTTGGTGTTGTTAATTCTGCTACCAACGTAAATTTGGTGGACGTTACCAACTCTGTTGCTGGTACTACGAATAACTATCCGCAACGGTTTAGTGTGTCTGCGCTGGTTGGTACTACTACAACCATTAACCCCACAAGCTATATCTTTGAGAATGGCATCTGGGCTACGAACACGTCTGCTGGTTCAGGTACCCTGACCGTGCAGTTTGTTCAGTAAGTTAACATCGGAGAGGTTAGTTCGAAAGGACTAACCTCTCTACTTTATTTTATTTTAAGTTTATGATTAGAACAATTAATGTTGCTGAGCGTGGTATCTATGCTGCTGGCGCAGTTCCAATTACTGTTGCGACGAATACTTCAACTGATGTCATTCCCGACCAGACTGTTCAGCCGAAGATGCAAGAGATTGCTTATCGGTATATTCAGAACGTGGGTGCAAATAGTTTGTATTACGCTATCGGTCAAGATGCGTCAACGGTAAACTATAACGGAATCCTTCAGCAGTATCAACAGCTTGATTGCTCTAATCATCGTCTTAGGATTTCTGTCTATGCTACTGGTGGCACAACTGTTGCTACTACGGTTCTTTATCGTAATGATCAAGGTCGTAATAACTCTGGTGGTAATCCGATACCTACTGGTGTATGAAATATTTAATCACTATTGTTTTACTTGCAGCTGGACTATCTGCTATTGCCGGCGGTGGAATTACTGGCGGTAGTGGCGGTAGTGGTGGCGCAATTAACGGAGGAGGTACTAGTACTAGTGGTACTAACTTCGCTGGGATTCTTGTGACTAACACAGCGTATGCGGCTAACTTTGTTGCTACTGGTACAGGTCAGACAAACGTGTTTGACGTTACGTTGTTTACGAATGGGTTGAGTGCGTATGTGTCTAGCATTGATACTAACACGGCACAGATTAACGGCGGGTTAACTAACCTTGTGTTAAACACAGTATACACAAACGCCAACCAGCGTTCGTTTCTTGTGGGTTCTTTGTATGCCATTTGCACAGCAACACTTGATGCTGGAGCAGTTATTTACTACACCAACAATGGTGTCGCACAAAACTTAAGCATTATTGCTGCACATCATAGCGTGACTCCTGGCACTAATCAGATTCCTTTCACTATACCGCTTTCACCTAATGCAACATACCGCATACAAACTAATGGTGTAGGCACTTGCTTTCCTACTAATGTGTTTCTGTGGCGTCTATGAACAAATTAATTGTTATTCTATTGCTCTCGACTGTTACCTGCTTTGCGGATAACAAGTTTGTGCGAGGTAAGTTTGTGAGCGGGGCTATGCCAGCTCCTATTGTGTATCCTGACCTTATTGTTAATGGAACAACGCTTACACTTGCAGCAAATGCAACATACAATTATAACAATATCATACTTACAAACGGAGGGATTTTGTGGATAGCTAACACAAATGT